GTAAAACCGATACTACCAATAAAACCTGTTTCACCTCGGCTACCGGTAAAACCTAGAGATCCTACAAAGCCAATCTCACCTTGACTTCCAGTATAACCAATTGAACCAGTAAAGCCACGAGAGCCTGCGTAACCAATTGGCTGAGGTTTATTTTCCCAGCGGCCTAATGTAGCGTTATATGCAAGATAATCATTATTCGATGGAAGTGGTGCGTGTACATTATGTAAATCATCTAAACTGTATCCACCATGAACATGTACAAGAACAACGCCCTCACCAGCATCATCTACACGAAGTACTCGAGCTACCTCGATTTTATAATTAGGCGCTTCAGGTTCAGTTTCGGTGAAGCCGCCTGGGTTGAGTGGATCAAGATAAAGTCTTGCCCCGGCCTGAAAGAATCGAGTATTTGCGCCAGCAACTTTACCAAATACAGTAACATAACCTTTTTCACCCGAATCGATGTCATGACTGGCTACACCAAGAACTAGATTAGGAGCAAAAAGTTCATTAGTTACATCTGCAACTACAATAACTGGAAGTTCACCAGATGCTCTCTGGTACATAACAACCTGACCGTCTTGAATATTACCATTCGCAACGGCATAGATAAGATGATCCTGACCTACGTGAAGAAAATGTGAACCGTTAATGTCAAATTCAAGAGCACCTTCGTCTTTATTCCAATAAAGTGACCGAGCAGGTACATCAAGAGGATCAAATGTAAGGAAACTTACTGAACTTACAGTCGTATTAGTAAATGTGGCAGTATTAGATGTAACATTACCAATAGATGCAGGACTAGACCATGTATAACCTTGCAAATAATTAGCATTATTTGCTACATAGGCAAATTGAGCATTCGTGGAGAATACAGCACTGTTAACATTTAGATTTTGTTCTTGTTTACCAAAAGCAAACTGAGCATTATTTGCTACATAGGCAAATTGAGCATTGGTAGAAAATACGGCGCTGTTAACATTAAGGCTTTGTTCTTCTTTACCGAAAGCAAACTGAGCTGTATTAGCGGTAAAAGCAAACTGTGAATTTGTAGCATATACTGCGGCATTTACATTCAGTGTTGAACGTGCTACCCAATATCTAGAGCCGTCAGTGTTTGATGATAAAATATCACCATTAGAAACTGGAATTCCTAATTGACGTTCTACTTCTGAAGGTAAATTATATCCCGGTACCGAAAATCCGGTATTAGTTGATGGTATCGCACCGGATAAAAATGTAAAACCCATATTAGACTACTCCAATATGCTCTGAGGATAATTTCTCTTCACCTGTAGCCCATACATCAAAAACACTGCTCGTCTGAGCTCTTACCTCAAGTCGATCACCGCTAGCAGAAGTGGGATCTCGTTTAAATAAGCTTCTGCCTTGAATTGGAATAAATGCGGTATCATTCGGCGGAACGGCTACACGACCAAAGTCGATTGTTATATTTGCTTCATTGATAAGTCGAACTTCAATCCAAACAACGTTTGCGGTTTTATTTTTTGCTGCAAGAGGTGTAACAAAGAATATCTCACCTGGGCGAATTGCACGAGTGTCATCAGTAGGATCACGAACTGGAAAGTTATCAGAAGGATCAGGCACGGAAAAGTCTGGTGCTTCGGCAATAGAAGTATACGTTACGCCTACATTGTTAAGTATAACATTTAATGATCTACCAGTTGATGGCGTTTTACAAGTAATTCTTGCCACGATTAAAAACTCCTTGAAATAGCTGTTCTTGTAGCGATCCGATTTACCGCACTTTCAAACGGAGGACCTCCTAATTCACCGGTATCAGCATTAATCTCGAGGCCACCAACAAAGATCGCATTACCTTGATCATCTTGTCCTGAGGCAATGACTACGCCATTATTTATCTCTAAAATAGAATCCTGAATAGTTGCGGCATTGCGAACCGGAGGAATTTTAGTAAGGGCCACACCAGCAAGGACACCTGTAAATGTATGACCGATTGCGGTAATTACAGAAGGTTCTTCACGTAATACCGGTGTTACAATTGTTGAATTCAACGTCGATACTAAATTGGCAACAATCACATCAGCATTTGCGTTGACACCTGAAAGAGCTTGAATTTGATCCTTCATAAAATTAAATGAATAGATAAATGCCGCTTCTTTATCGTTAGTAAATACCTTAGTGCCATCGACATCAAAGAGACCACGAGCAAAATCAATCATAGGCTTTTCATTCGCAGTCTGCAATACCCACGACATTGATTGTAGGAAGGTATTTGCATCTCGGCGAGTAAAAACTTCATCCTCAGCATTCCAAGTAGCTGTATAACCTTGCGAAACTAGATTACCCCAAAGATTATTAATGATTGGTGTTCTATTTGCATCAAGTGCCACCGCGGCATTCGCTTGAATTGTAAGCGGTATATTTACCTCATTCGGTTCAACAACATTTCGAGAACCTTCAGCAATCAGTGTATAATCACCGAACTGTGTCGAACACGATGAAAGAATAATCTGACCACCATTCAGAGCATAAAAGTGTTTATGTGCCCAGATACTTACTGCATTGACCGCATTAATAAGTGCGCCATTCTTAGCACAGTAGCCAATGCCGTTATGCGTCACTGGAGTCGCACCCCAAGTCATGATGTTGGGAAATATACTATACGGCGAGCAAACGTCTCCATCAGCGAGAGCGACGCCGGCGCCACGACCTACAAGAGGATTTGCATTGTTACGATCAAGTGGTGGCGCTACAACACCCCAATATGGTGGTGTGCGAACAGCAATCTTGTGAGCATAAGGCGCTCTAAGTATGACAGCACCTGGGCGGAATGATACGGCAAAACCTTCGGTTGGATTGTCAAGATCATCAACTCGGAAGCCTTCAAAAAGTGGACCTTCAATAAAGCAGCCTGAACCCATACGAATCACATTTCGTTCTTCATAACCTGGCTCAGGTTCAAAAATCACTGTTCGGTGAGCAGCACGAATCATCGTATTATCAGGCATATCAAGATGCCCTTGTGTTTGATAACGCCCTGGTGCAATATCAATTAAAAGTGGGGTAGTTTTAGTTGCGGCAAGTTCAAGAGCTTTTTCTACCGTTAATACAGGTCGAGACCAACTTTCGCCATTATTTTCATCATGTCCATTTTTAGCGACATAAATAATGTTGTCGACAGGAACGTCTGAGATGAATTGGACAATTTCTTGAACTGGGTCACCATCGCGTACATAATCTCTTTTAAAGAATAACTTGCCGTCAAAGAAGTTAAGCGCAAGTTCACCAAGGCTTAAATCTGCAAGTTGTGGGACTCGATCCTCGATTCCACTTCTTTTAATTCTAGGGTTATTCGCCATGAGGTCCTCAAAACTCTTTTATTACCAATATTTATAACTATCTACCTGTGTACTTATTTTCCGGGCTGGTTATAATGGGTTTAACCTAAATAAATACTATGGAATATTTATATGAATGTCTTATTGTGGAGTGGTTATGAAACTTGCTATTATTGATTGCATTGGATTACATTACGATGGAACTACTCTTGAAAAGAGAGGAATCGGTGGATCCGAAAGCTCAATCATCTCAATTGCAAAAGAATTAGTAAAACTCGGAATTGACGTTACGATCTTCAATGATTGTACAACCGATGAAACCAATCCGGGTATTTATGATGGTGTGCTTTATCAGCCAATTGGTTCTGAAGTTAAAGATAAATTCGACATTGTCATCAGCCAAAGGACTGTAATTCCTTTTACACCAATCAAACAATATGATCTTGTAAAGCAACCTGCTCCTCGTGACTATGATCCGAAGTGGTTTGTTCAATTCCAGTCCAAGAATATTCTGAAGATCCTATGGATGCAGGATACATTTATTTGGGGCGATGGCTTACTTGAGCCACTTGTAGTAAATGGACATATTGACGAAGTTTTTAATCTCAGCGATTGGCATATTGCGTATACTACTAATTGCAATCACGGTACTAAACGAATTTTTGAAGTACTGAAAAATAAGATCTTCCATACTCGCAATGGTGTAAATCGTTGGATTGAAGAAGTAGATATTGCTGCTAAGGATCCTTACCATTTTGTCTACAATGCATCCATTACGAAGGGGATGATTCCTCTTGTAAAAGATATTTGGCCGAAAGTAAAACAACAAATTCCTGAAGCACGACTTACGATTATTGGTGGGTATTACGATTTCAAGGATAATGATAAGTCACCTTATAAAGGTCAGTGGAAAGATCTTTACGAATCAGCAAAGAACGACCCTTCGATTACCTTTACTGGCATTATTCCTCAGCCAAAGATTGCTGAAATCATCGCTAACGCCAGTTACATGATTTACCCTGGTGCATACCCAGAAACATCTGGCATTGCC